TGGTACATTTCAAGTAGATTTACAACCTGATGGAAGGAGAGGCTAATGGCAAAAGTAGTAGTAAGATTACCAGAGCCTAAAAAAGAATATAGTGAAGACAACCAAAGACAAATTAATAGAGCATTGTCTACAATTATAGAACAATTAAACTCTACATACTTAACACAATTAAAAGAAGACCAAGAACGATTTACTTGGTTAGGATTAGGATAATGGCAAATATATACAAAAATGAAAAGAAAAGTTTAACAAATACAGATTTAACAACTTTATATACAGTGCCAGGTAATTCTCGTGCTATTGTTAAATCTATTTTAGCAGCTGAAGATGCAGCGGGTTCTGCTGTAGTTAAAGTTACTTTGGTTGATGCTAGCTCTAATATTTTTGTAGTGGATAATCAAGTTAGTTTATCTGCTAATGAAAAAGAACAAGTTTTAAGTGAGCCTTTAATTATGATGGAAAGTGAAATATTAAAGGTGCAAGCAAGTAGTGGTGCAGTTGATGTAATTGCATCAGTATTGGAAATTAACAGGGAGGATAGATAATGCCGTTTATAGAAACAGAAGCCTCAGTTCGGTATGAGACAATTAATGGTAAAAGAGTGCCAGTTATCACACCTAAAACAGAGGTAACTCTAACAAATACAGTAACAGGTCAAGAGTATATGTCAGACGCTGAGGCTCTGGCTGATGTGCAAAATCCTAATACAGAGACTAAATCTGAGCATATTAGGAGAGATGTTAATGTTACTGTAGAAGAGATAAAGATAGGCGCTGGCTTTAATATCAGCGATTGATTATTAGGAAAAAAACAAGTAAATTAGTGAATTATGGGACTTAAAAGATTTGTTAAAAAAATTACCAAACCAATAGCAAAAGTATTAGATAAGGTTGTACCTAACGAGATAAAACCTTTTTTACCTTATGCGGCAGCAGCTTTTCCATTTTTAGCACCCGGGGCTTTTGGAACTGCAGCTTCTGGTATAGGAAGTTTAGTAAAAGCTGGTAGATTTGCACCACAAATAGGAGGTGCATTGTTTCAAGGTGGTTTAAATTTAACATCACAACTAGCTCAAGAGGGTAGTGAAGGAGATTTTTCTGGTTTATCTTTAGGATTAGCAGGACTACAAGGAGCGATGTCTGTTCCTGGAGCTACTAATGTGGCTGGAGATGTTGTAAGACAAAGTTCTGCAGATGTATTTGGAAGAGCAGCAGAAGGAGCAACAGGTCTTAAAAAATTGGGATTAGGAGCATTAGAAAAAGGTGCAAAAGGTATAGCTGAGTCTCAAAGTGTTTTTCAAAATTTAGGAGATGCTTCAATAGGAGAAATAGCAAAAGCATCATTTCCTGCAGCCACACAAGGATCAATAGATTCGGGTATAGCTACAGCTAGAAGAGCTTTACAACAATATGAAGATGACTTAGCAGCTTACGAATTAGAAACAGGAGAGGCACAGACAGCCTCTGATGCAGCTAGAAGAGCAGCTATTAGAGCTGCCATGACTGCAGGTGGTCACTCTGAAGATGTAATTAGTGAAACATTTGCTTTATTAGGATTAAAAGATGGTGGTAGAGTTGGTCTTAGAGAAGGTGGTGTGTTAGCACAAATACTTCCACAACCTTCAATTGCAGGTTTTCAACCATTTGCTCAACCTCTTATGGCAACAGCTCAAATGCCTGTTTTTCCTAGACTTAATCAATTAGAACAAGAAGTAAATAGAGCTGAAGGAACTTTAAATAGAATAAGAAACAGATTAGGAGAAGAACAAAGAACACTCGCTGGTCTTGCAAGTTTCCAACCTGGAATAGGTTTACAACAACCAATAAATATAAATTCACTTTTACGAAGTCCTATAAGCGCTTTACAACAAGTTGATAATAGAGAGGTAAATCAAATGGAATCTTACAAAGATGGTGGGGTGACTAAATTAAAAAAAGGTGGTATGATGGATTTAGGTGGTAAAGAAATGGATCTACGAGGTGGTGGATTCGTGCCAATAGGTAAAAAAGAGAGAGCGGACGACGTCCCTGCAAGATTAAGCAAAAACGAATTTGTAATGACAGCCGATGCTGTAAGAGGAGCAGGCGGTGGAAATATTAATGAAGGTGCAAGAAGAATGTACGAAACAATGAATAAATTAGAGGCAAGAGCATAATGGCTGAAACAACTACGATAACACGACCGGCACCGGTACTAGAAGCATCATTAACTAATTTTTTAAAAGCAGTAGATCCTTTAGTTGGTCAAACAATTGATACATCTAAATTTGCACCACAGATTGCAGCGGAATCACAATTACAACAAGATGCAAGAACTGCAGCAGCGGGACTAGATTCATTAGTAGGACCACAAGCTTATCAACAATTTATGTCACCTTATCAACAAGAGGTGATTGATACAACTTTAGCAGAATTTGATAGACAACAAGCAATTGCAGATACAGCTAGAAGAGATGCAGCCATAAGATCTGGAGCCTTTGGTGGTGGTAGAGAAGGTGTACTTGCAGCAGAGGCTGCAAGAGGTGCAGCACAAAGCAGAGCAGGATTACAAGCACAATTATTAGCACAAGGTTTTCAAAATGCGCAAGCAGCAGCGGCAGCTGATCTTGCAGCAAGACAAGGTTTAGGTACTTACCAAACACAATTAGGTCAAGCTGGTCAAGCACAACAACAAGCAATATTAGATGCAGCGGCAGCGGCGGCAAGAGAAGCACAATTTGAACCATTCACTAGACTAGGTTTAGTTGGTCAACAACTTGCACAGGTACAACCTGGTGCATTTCCAACTCAAACTGTTGGTTATCAACCACCAGCACCACCAGTCAGTCCAT